CTCCTCGTATTCCTTGATTGCGCCTTCTTTGGCTGTCTTTTCTGCTTCGACATCCTTGCGGTATTGTTCATCCCGCTGACGGATAGCATCTGCAAAAGTGTCAGTCATCGAAGCGACAGCTTCCTTGGAGAATTTCTTCTCGCTAAGTAGCTCCTTAAGTTCGTTAAGAGTCTTTTCAATTTCCATGTCGATAAAGTTCTTTTCGTTGTTTACATTTAATTCACGGTTTTGTGAAATTTTATCCCTTTTATCCCTTATAAAAAACTGGGATTTTTTAGGTGGCTCGCCATACAAACCTTTTACTTGAGCTGCTGGGTTCAAAGTATAAGCTATGCCAAGTGGGTAGATATCACCCATGATTAGCCTGTTAATAGTCTCTCCTTTGTCAGTCTTTCCGTTACCACCAAAACTTCTCAGAAAACCCTGTAATTTAAGTATTTCATCAGGATCAGACACAATCCTAGACTCGCTTAAAAGGTCACTTCCTACAGCCAAGACATAACTATTAAAACCGACTTCCCAACTAGCAGATACCTTTTGATAACTACTGTTTTCTGGATCTAAAGAACTCTCAACTAATTTAGTAAAAGAAGGGTTAACGCCTTTATAAATAATTGCACCCAATGCAATATTGAAGGGTTGCTTTTGAGTTTTTACTTCCTCCTCTGATAAGAGCTTGTTGTCTCCGAAAGAGCTGTAACCAGCAGAAGCTATGTGACCAACAACTTTTTGTTTGTCGTGTTCAATGTTAGTTGGTTTATGTATAAAATTCTTAGTATACTTAACAGCTGTTGCGCTGTCCATCCCATCGCCATTTTTATTGAATTTGTTTACGACAGCAGCATTGAAAGCTACACCTAACAAATCAATGTTACTGCCGTAATCAACATCAGTTGGGAGCAAAGGAGCTAATGATTCTAAGGAAGCCTTAGATATCAAAGAAGACTCGCTAATCTCACAAGCTAGAAGAGGACAGTCAAAAGTAGTAGTATACTTATAGTCCATTACTCTTCCTCTTCAGAATTTTTATTAGTTAAGTTAATTAGAAGTTGGGCGTAGCTCATTTTTGGCTTGACCATCTTCTTTTTCTTTTTGTCTTTATCCTCGTCCTTATGCATACTCTTGGACTCTTTCTTTTCTTTACGAAGCATTTCAAAATCCTCTTTTGAAATCTTGCCGTCCTTGTTCTTATCAAGAGAATTTTTTTGCTTAGGACTCATCTCTGCCTTAGCCTTTTTCTTATCACCGTAATGACCAGCTTTTGCTGGTTTGCCCACATACTCACCGTCTTTAATCATTTCACCTTCGGCTTTCTTCTTTTTCATTGTCATGTAACCCTCAGAGTGTTTTTCTTTCATCTCTTTGTCGTCCATGTCCATGCTTTCAGATTTATCTTTCATTTTAAGGACTTCTTTATGTTTCCTCATGAAAGCCTCGTGATTAGGTCCAGCCATATACAAAGTTTCACCATTTTCGCCTTTGTGAGAGTGAATACCTTTAAGACCCATTTTTTCGGCATCTTTCATAGCCTCTTCTTTTGTCTTGAAGTAATGCTTATTGATATCTGGTGCTCCCTTTGCTTCTTCCTTTTTCTTGTCTCCGTAATGCATAGCTTCTGACACATCTACTTCGACTCCATCTTTGGTGTATTTAAAATATTTATTCATCGCTGTGATATAAGATTGCTGCTGGATATGTATCCAACGTATGTTGAGCAGAGATATCTAAAACTTCTTTTAAAGTATTCAAATTCTCTATTTCGTTAAAATCTTTTACACAAGATTCTAAAGTTTCGCCCCAATATTCTTTGTCTTGAGAGCATACAATAGATTCACATAAATTATTTAACATATCCTCTTGAGAATCATTTAACTTTTCGACTCCAAGTTTATTTATCATTTTAGCTTTAGAATCATTAACAAAACTCTCTATATCGTAGATTGTCTTTTGTATGTTAGCCCTAGAATACTGAGCATTTACTATAGGTATGTCTGTAGTTCCCTCTGGTCTACCAGCTTCTTTTCTTGGCCCAGTTGTCTTTTTATCAGGAGAGTATACAGGAACACCACCTACGATTGGGTTGTAGTAACCTTTTTCTCTATCCTCTAAGAAGTCTTGTTGTTCTGGCTTGAGTTGATCTGGTTCTGGGAACTTGCCATTGTGGAACATCTCCATACCCTGCTTGGGAGTAATAATACCGAGTTCCATAAGTCTTGTGGATGCTCTCATGAGTTGAACCTCATCTCTCATATCTATGTCTTTCATTCTAGCTTGTGGCCAAGATCTAAATCCAAGATTTTTAGCTATCCTTTTAATTTCTTTATTCAAAAAGTCATTTAAGAAGCCGTGCCTTGATTCTTGCAAACGATCAATAAATATCTGTGCTTTAACTTGTGTAGAGTTAAACTTCTCTTCTCCAACCACAATGTTTTGTAAACCTTGGCGGATATCTTCGTTTAGTATCTCATACTTCGCTGGGCCTAATACTAGATTTAGTTCTGGTATGATAAACTCAGCTTTAGTTGTATAATCTGATACTAATACACGACCCACGCTTTCATTTTTAAATAGGTTTTGCATAGCCAACATATTGTTAGGATTGATGCCCCCTTTCTCTGGATCAGCGCCCATAGTTATTAAAAGAATAACATTCTCCACTGTTCTCGTGATAGCTTGATCCATTTTCTTCAACTCAAGCTTTGCGTTAATATCTTCTAATACTGGGAAACCAAAAGGTATGGCGAATGGCTCGTAATCTTGCTTTTTATAAAAAGAATAAGATAATCTTTTAGGGTCTAGATCTATACTTATGCCTTTGTGCGAATAAGATCTATCAACTATGTCTTTTTGGACTTCGGGATCTAAAGCATCAAATATAGCCTGATCCTCTTCCGTAATAGGATTAGCTAAACGAGCTAATTCATAATCTGAGAGAATTTTTTGATAAGCCCCACTGTAAGTAAAAGTAGTAGCTCTTTTTGCTACCACATCATATGGATTCAAAAGAATGTATCGTAAGGGTATCTGATTAGGACCAGCATCAATAGAACCAACTTGATTTATTAATCTAGCATAATCTTCAGCTTTAAACCTACCATCTATTCTATATAAAAATACATTTCCACTTCTGTAATACTCTCTAAAGTATTGATCTTTTAAACCTATAATGTTTACACGTTTAAACCATTCTTCGAAGAACTCTCTACTTTTTCTTGTGCCTCCCTCCAGATAGATATCTGTGTTAGTAAACTCAGACATAATATCAATAGCATTACGAAATACAGCTACATTAGCATATGCTTTTTGACAAAGCTCAATAGCATCTCTTGCTGTAACTCCGTCAGATGCATACTCATATGGCAGCATACCAATAGCTATACTCCTGAACCTGTCTATAGGATTTTTTTGGGAAACTCTGTTGTTTCTACTCCCTGTAAAAGAAGTGCCAGTTTGAGAAGTCCTAGCTTTGGAAATATCAGAATATGAGGCATCAGACGTATAGAATGGCTCACCTGAAAATTCTGGTTCGAATTTGTTTTCTGTGGGTCTAGAAGGATGTTCGTTGTTGTTGAACTTCTTCCAATACTCCGAGCGCTTAGTGTATTTTCTCTTAGACATAGGATGTAATGTATATTACACCCCAAAGTTAACTTTCAACTTTCAAAAGTTAAGAAATAAACATTGGCGTAAATGTAGTCTGAACATTACCTATTTCTTCTGATTGCATGTCATAATATATGTTCATGAACCAGTTACCTAAAACTAAAGCCGAGTATGAGTCCTTTCTAGCTTTGTCAGCTCCTTTTTGTTTTCTCAAGCTTACTGGTAAGTCAAAACTTTGAGTGCCCTGAACTGATGTAGTTATCTGTATTAATGCACATTGGACTTTTATTAAATCCATCATGTCTTTTTGGTGCTCTACAAAATCAATCATCCTTGCTCCTACTCCACCATTTGCATTAGGATCATTTCTCAAAAATTTTAATTCTTTTATTGGAACCCTAGATTTACGCTGGATGTTGTAATCATCGTTCATAGCAGCCCCAGCGAAGAATATCTTTTTATGATCAAATGCTGATTGTAAAGATTCATTAGCAAATCTAATCCATGCAGATGTGGGTTTTCTTAGAAAAACAATATTCTTTTGTGATAGATTATATTGATTTTTTAATCTTCTGAGATTCTTATCATAATCTTTAGCTTTATCTAACTCAGCTTCTATGACTCCAAGGTTTAAGTTTTTATCTTTGAATATCGTGCTTTCATTACAAGAGTTGATAAATTGAACTCCACCATTGTAGTCACCTACGACAGCCACTACATTAAAATGCGTCAGGACATATGCCATGTATTTTATGTGTGTCTTTAAACTAGAACCAGATAAAGCATAACTGTGAACGACTGTTCCTTTCCTAGTGTCTTTGTTTAACTTTATAAGTAACATCGCAAAATCGTCAGAACTTTCACTCTCCGACCAAGAGGGGTCGAAAGCTAATATGTATTCATCCTTTGGATTGCCCATAACCTCCACAGATTGCCCCTCACCGTCTTGTAACGTGCATTGTGCCATCTTACTTACCTTAAAGTATCCAGAGCTGTCATCGGTGAATATAGCGCCAAACTCTCGATCAAACTGAGATTCGCTCATTGTTGCCTTGGATTGATTGATTAAGTTCTGATCATATAGCTGATCTGGAGCACAGTCATAACTAAAGTGCATGATAGTTCTATGTGCGCCGTCTTGTTTGTTCTCATTCAATATAAGAGCCTCATACTGTTGATATATTTTGTATAGATATTCAAACTTATAAGATGCCGAGGACAAGCCTATAATTTTGTTATTAGGCCAGATTTTTCGGTCTTCTTCCTCCATCTCACCCTTCTCTATCATTTGAGTTTCTAAATCATATATCTCTTGTCTCTCGGTAGGATTTTCTACAACAGAAAGGAAAGGGATAATAACTTCGTTGTAAATTTTCTCTGGCATCAAAAGTAACTCGTCAATGATCATTCTTTGGAATCTAAATCCCCTGAGTTTTTCGCCGTCACCTAATGGCAGCGCTCGTATGCTACTTCGACCTATCTCCATGACCCACTCATCATTCATCTTAGAAACCCTAGTGATACACTGAGCGAAGAACGTAGCCTTTGGGCTTTTTGATATATCCTCAATTTTTTTGAAGATCATTTTAGATTGCCTGAAAGACTTAGACAAAATACCTATCTGCACACCTTGATTAAGAATAGCGTCTAATAGCGCGAAAATGCCCGTAGAGAAGCTTTTAGACATACCCCGACTCCATATCCCCAAAAAGTAGTCGGACTCCATCATGGCCTTGATAGCCATGTGCTGGAAAGGGAATAATTTTACGCCAGTCAATAATTCACAAGCAAATGACGGATTCTCTCTTAGAAACTTATAAAGCAATATCTTAGCTTCAGTATCCTCTAGATATCCTTCTTTTTCTAGAATTAGCTGGTTTATATCCTTGAACTCTCTGTTTAGTT